TCCAGTAATGTGGCGGCTATTCATAGTTGTAGACTTGCCAGCAGCTACGAGTGTCTTCTGTCGTTCTACTGATCTAAGGCCTTCACCTACAGAGAAGTCTTGCTCTGTGAGAGTGATGGCTAGTTTTACTACAGCTACAAGGTCAGGGTGTACACCTTCTAGTGTTTGTAAGCTTTTGTTTCCTAGTGAGTATGCCATATGTATATCCTTTAGCTTGGGGAAACAGGCCATACTACGTCATTAGGGAAACCTGACTGTTGTGGCACATCAAGCAGGGCTTGTCGGTAAACACCCCAAGCATTCTGCTGTTCTGCTGAGAGAGAACCCCAGCGGAGAGGGTTCCCAACAAAAGCATCCATTTCAAATAGTAAGCTGCCACGTTCACCACGAAGCTGGTCAGACAGTTCTGCATCAAGTTCAGCTTGAGTTGGTGGGACGTATGGTGCGACATCACCAGCGGCTTCCATAGCAGCCAGAAGATCGTCGTTGTTGATCGTCATGTCAGTGTCAGAGGGATCAAGTGTGTAGGGAATCCAGCCGTAGTCTGGGTGGTCAAGTTCACAGTCAACACGACCAAGAGAAATGTGTTTTGCGTTGCGATAGTTCATTATGCATACCTTACAAAAAGAGTTACGTGTGTACCCGCGCTAGAACGATAAGTTGAACCCATCGCACGCCACGATCCTGGCATTGTTGTAGAACGGGTCATCGGGTAGCCATTAGAATTCGCCCCATCGTTAGTTGTGTTGGCAGTAACCGCAGCACCACCATATTTTAAGCTGGAGCCAGCATAGTGGCCACCTGCGTCGAAACTGAATGCACCACCAGAATAAAGACCAGCGATAGCATAAGACCCAACGGTTCCCGCGCCCAGCCCCGCCGTAGCGGCCCCAATCTGTGTAGCTGTTGGTGCAGGGATACTTGCAGAATTAATGGAAGTTATATGCCCGTAAGTGTCTACATAGATATCTTGGATAAATGAGCTGACGTTGTTAACGCTGCCTTGTGATGATGTGTCAGCGTGGCTTATGGTGAAGTTGGCTCCTAGAGTACCTCCACCAGTAAGACCTCCACCTGCAGAGATAGTAGTACTGTCATCCGCTTTGGAGTCTAATGCTGACTGCAGACCATCAATGTTACTAATAACGTGGTTATGGCTATCATCCGCTACTACAGCAGTGATGCTTACGTTAGATGTACCATTGAATGATACAGATCCAGATACACCACCAGCAAGGCTAATAGTACGTGCTGTCTGTAGTGCGGTAGCTGTAGAGGCATTTCCTGTTACATTTCCTGTTACATTTCCTACAAGTGGTCCTTGGAAGCTTCCAGCTACAAGAGCCTCACTACCTACAGTCCACTTGTCAGCAGCCTCATCCCATACAAATGTCTTGTTTGGCTGAGTGCCACGCTCAATCTCAATGCCACCATTCTGAGTAGGTGTCGCACCTGTAAAGTTAGAGTTGAGTACAATCTGGTTATCAGCAATGTTAACAGTCTCAGTGTTGATAGTAGTAGTTGTACCCGACACTGTAAGGTTACCGTTAATAACAGCATTACCAGAAGCGGTTACATTACCGAATACAACATTAGATGTAGTACCTACAGGCTGTCCAATAGAGACAACACCACCAGCAATACCTACACCTGTACCTGCACTAAAGTGATTTCTCACCTCTGTAGCAGAAGGACCAGTGTAAGTGATGGCACCAGTGGCGCTTGAGTAGGACAGGCTACCATCACCGCCAGCATCCGTTACACCAATAGCATTTCTAACTCTAGTGTCTGTATAGTAGAGCTTAGTGCCTTCAGCAAGGTTGTTTGTAGTGTGATTGCCTAGCGAGGATACAGTGCCACTAAGAGTGCCTGTAATTGCACCTGTAACACCTAGAGTGCCACCAATGTTTACGTTACCTGTGTTTACAGTAAGATTACCTGCAGATACAGATGTGTTACCTGTTACTGCAAGCGTACCACCAACAGTAGCGTTAGTAGCTACAGCTAGAGAACCCTTAGCAGAAGTATTAGAACCACTTAGAGCTAAAGCCTCTGTTGTACCAGAATAGATAGATAATTGGTTAGTATTGTTTACAAGTCTACCAAAGTCTACGCCACCATCTTTAAGATATACGTCACCACCGTCAGCATCTAGGATAATATCACCAGCTACATCAAATGTAAGGTTACCAGAAGATACATCGTATTCGTTATCTACAATAGTAGTGAAACCAGAAACACCTGCACTAAGTGTGTCAGTGCTTACTGTACCATCAAACCATGCATCTTTAAACTGAGCAGCAGCAGAGCCAAGGTCAATCGTGTTAGTACCTTTAGGTAGTACGTTAGATGTACCTACAATAATATCCTGAGATGGGCCTACCTTAGTGACAGGAGAGCCATTGCCTGGGGAACCATCATGCGTGTGACCACTAATGGCATTAAAGGCATCTTCAACAGCGTTAAACTCGCTATCAAGATCATCCGCATCAATTACGTTACCGTTAGCGATGTTGTTTGCCGTATCTTGGCGTGTGTAACCTACCATAAGATAGCTTCCTTATTATTGTCTGTCATTCTGGGTATACTCTAGGAGTACTGTATCCAGTGTAAATGAGGGGTTTGTTGAGTTGTCTTCAATACGAATTGAAATAGTCTTTCCTGATCCAATAATCTGGTTCTGATAAACCTTATCTAGAGATCCACCATAAGTAGCATTACCATAAGTAGCAGTAACAGCACCATAAAAGAATACAGACAATCCAGAGCTAGATACGCTAGTAGACGCTGGCTGAATAAGGTTTTGATTGTTGGAACGAGTAAAGTCATACTTTACAGATAGATCAATATCAAAAGCCCCTCTAGGGTCAATATAAGATGTTAACTTGTAAAAGGTTTTACGCATCTGTGGATCAGAGATAGGCATATATGGAGATTCATAAATAGCCTCAATAGGTTCTCCATCAAAGCTGGAACCCTGTTCCATAACGTATAGATACCCTGTCTCATTAGCAAAGATAATAGTCTCATAAGACTCTGTGTACTTAGAGTCTGCTACATAAGCTTTAATGCCAGAGCTTTCGCCCCAAGCCATGTCTGTTGAGCCTTGGTTGGAGAACTTTGTAACCAACAACCCACGAGCAACTTTAGACTGTTCTGACTCTGTATATGCAAAGATGCGATACTGAGCCTTCTCTCTAACAACAATAGAACAGAAGTTAGACGTACTCTGAGCAAACTTGTATACGTCATCAGCAATAGGGTCAGAAGCTACTTCAAGTGCAAAGTCACCAATACGATCTGTAGCACCAAGGAGTCTAATACCATCTGGAGACATATACATAATGTCACCACCGACTTCTTGGATAGTGTCAGGGTCTAGACAACCAATACTCTCTGTAATAGGGCTAAGCTGGAAGTCAGAAATAGTACTACCAGTAAGTCTTTGGATCTTGTTACGGCTAAAGATGATTAGCTGATCACGGAATGCAATGAGGCCTGTAATACCGTGGCTTACGTTAATAACACCGCCACCATTAGCAGAACTAAAGTCTTGTGAAGACGATGGAGCAGAGAAGTATATGTTTGACCCTTTAGAGAAAAACACGGTGTTCTTAAATACAGCTACCTGCTCAGCACCTTCAAGATCTGCATTAGATGTAATGAAAGTTAAAGTGTCTGTAGCATCTTCATATAGAGCTGGGTAGTTAAAGGAGTCTACAAATACTACATAGTGACCTGCACCAAAGTTATACTCAATAGATCTTACTTTAGATCCAGCCAATGCTGCTGCACCTACGGAAGACCAACCATTACCAGATGACTTATAATACTCTGTAGCAGAGCCATTATTACGTGCAGCTAAGTATTCACCTGGGTTAACGACTTTAACAGCGAGAACACGCCCCATACCTGGGATGATGTTTGGGTCTACTTTAGTGTAACCCTGTAGCTTAGAGTAACCACCAGAACGAGCAGGTTCAAAGTTCTGCAAGATAGTAGCAGAACCTACGGCATTAGCACCCTGCTGGAGAGGGCTGAGATTAGAGATGAGACCACCTTTAAACTCAATAGGGAATGTCTGCCAATTAGTAGCCATTAGAAGTGTACTCTTGTATCTCTAAGGTATTCAGTGCGGTTAATATTGATGGAACGCATGTTCTTAATGCCATCAGCAAACTTACTCTGGGACAGTTGTGCAGCTTGAAGATCCGAGCGGAATACATAAGCATAGTACATTGCACCATCTACTACAACATGGCGATACTGCTCAGGGATAACAGGTACATCTGCAGCCTTCTGCATGTCTACGCCATTTCTGTAGTACTCATATACTACTTCATAGGCTGCATTAGGAGATGGTACAAAGAGCAACTCACGGCTTGGCGCTCTAACAACGTATCTTGGAACACCTCTAGCAGATTCACTAGAGTTATACTCATAGTCCACATATTTGTCAAGATAATCTTCGTAGTTTAATAGTTTTAACTTTACTGTAGCTACATTAAGTGCCGCATCTCTTTTAATACGGAAG